CCTTCGTGCGTCTGAATGATCCAAACACACGATTCATCGTGAAGGCTACGTGTAATCAACCGGTCGATATAAAACTTCCACGAGTGAAAGTCATAAACGGTCTCATTTCGGATGACGAGATGAATGATATTCATACAATTTCGGATTGTTACGTGAGTTTTAGCAAATCCGAAGGGGTGGGTATGGGCGCGGTCGAGGCGGCGATGCGAGACAAACCGGTGATCATCACGAATTACGGAGGCGCACCCGAATACGTAAAAACACCATACACGATCGACTGTGAACTTCAAGAGCTGGAGAGGGATGATTTCCTCTTCAAGAAGGGAATGGTTTGGGGTAAGCCAAACTTTGACCAACTCTTGGAATTCATGAGAGACGCGGCGTCGAAGAAGCTACGGTTTATGGATCACGAACATACTAAAATTTTAGTAGGTAAAGACGGCGTATTAAAAGAATTCTTGGTCAATGTAATTGGCACCGAGGGTGGCGAGACCAACTAGAATCGTACCAGAGGCGACGTTACCCTTTTGTGCGATGAGAAACGCGATGATGTCGTCGATGAACTTGATGTTCGTGGGTTTCTTAGCTAGATGTGGCACGATCACACTGAATGTGATGTAAATTGTCATCGCTATGATTACAGGTCTAAGTGTGTCTTGATCGAACATATATAGTACTAGTTTATTTTAATTTCTCCGAGTCTACTCATCATATCACTGATATCAGTCTTATGTCCGAGACCTTCTGTAGAAACCTTGTGCTTTCTACAGAAGTTCCCACACACCGCCCTGAAATTACAGCGCTTACCAGTCATCGTCGTGGCCATACACAACTTCACGTGTTCTCGTTGTTCATTAACCGTGTCGGGCGCCTTGTCGATCACAATGATCTTTCGCTTCGCCTTTTCATCTCTGAGTTGTTGATAACGCATCTTACATAACCATCTCGCGTTTGCGAGTTTCACACACTTTTCATTTGGCTCCACGACTTTATATTGCGAAGCCGCATCGCGGAGGTAAAGAGTCCACAAATTGTCGCGGATGACTTGCATTTTCAGAGTGAAAATGTACACTTCACGTATTGACTTAGGTTAAGATTCACCAGCTATGGTTGACAAATAGAGATCGACTTCACCTGCAAATTCCGGACATTTATCGACCGTCTTTTTTGTTACCATATCCTGAACATTTAATATATGTTCTCTAAACGTCGACACGTCGACACCCGTCATGTTATGTATTTCGTTATCAGGTGCAAGATCGAGCATGGCATACATGTACGCCGCGGCATAATTCGCGTGGAGAACTGCCATGAGCGGTGCGGCGTCTTGTTGTGCTGCGGTGGCGTATCTCGCTGACTGACGCATTAATTGCTTCACACCTTTCTTGAGTCCCCTGTATGTATTTTGTTTCATCATGAGAATAAACAAGATGATCACGATGCCTATGAAATACAGCATATACATGTAGACACTAAAAAATTTTGTGAAAAAATGGCTTAAGTGAATGCGTCGATATGTGTTTAAGCAACACAATGACAAAGGACGAGACTATACAGAAACTCACACACATAGAACACGTTCTTAAGAGGCCCGATTCGTATGTTGGCCCAGTTGATATCAGTTCAGAATCCTATTGGATTTATCACAAAAGTGATAACCAATTCAAAAAGAAAAATGTCAACTATTCGCCAGCTCTGCTCAAGATATTTGATGAAATACTGGTTAACGCAATCGACCGCAACTCACTCCATCCGAAGAGCTGTAATTCTATATCGGCGAGGATAGACAAGGAGATTGGTTCGGTCACCATAGAAAACAATGGTCCTCTCGGTGGTATCGCTGTCAAAATGCACGAAAAGGAAGGTGTATGGAATCCGGAACTCACATTTGGACATCTTCTCACGAGCACGAATTACGACGACACTAAAAAACGCATCGTCGGTGGTCGAAATGGGTACGGTGCAAAGCTCACGAATATTTATTCATCGGAATTTTCAATCGTCGTGAAGGATCATGAATCGAAACAAACGTACACTCAAAAATGGAACGATAACATGACCGTATGTCATCCACCAAAAATCACGAAGCATTCTGGTTCTACATCATCCGTTTCGATCACATTCATTCCCGATTGGAAACGGTTCGGAATGAAAAAGATGGACACGAACATTTACAAGATTTTCGAAAAGCGCGTGTGGGATGCAAACATCTGCACCGCATCGAATTGTAAAGTAAAGTTTCAAGATTATTTACTCCCCAAAACAAACTTTGAATCGTATGCAAAAATGCACGAAGGTGTCACTGATGTCTCTTCTGTCACGACGGATCGATGGTCGGTGTGTATCGGACCTTCCGAAAATGGTCTCGAGCAAGTATCATTCGTGAATGGTATTTCTACAAACAGGGGTGGCACACACGTCGATCACGTGATTTCGTACGTTGCATCGGGAATCATCGACGATTTGGCAAAGAAGATCAATCTGAAGCCACAACAGGTGAAAAATACCTTCAACGTGTTCGTCAAGGCGACACTCGAAAATCCAACGTTCTCGAGTCAGGTCAAATCTGAATGTACATCAAAGACACAAGACTTTGGAAGTAAATTTGAACCACCGAAAAACTTTATCAAAAATGTACTCAAGACTGGTATTCAAGAAGAACTCACCGCACTCTCGAAGTTCAAGGAGATGAAAGAACTCAAAAAGACAGACGGGGGTGCTCGCAAGTCGAAAATCACCGGTATTCCCAAATTGGACGACGCGAATAAGGCGGGAACCGCGCAATCCGGAAAATGTACACTCATCGTCACGGAGGGTGATTCGGCGAAAACCCTCGCCGTGGCGGGTCTCTCTGTGGTCGGTCGGGATCATTACGGTGTGTTTCCTCTTCGTGGGAAGTGCAAAAATGTCCGAGACGCGTCGGTGTCTCAACTCACATCAAATCAAGAGTTCAACGACCTGAAAAAGATCCTCGGATTGCAACAAGGCAAAGAATATACGGATGTTTCCGAGCTCCGATACGGGCGTCTGATGATCATGACCGATGCAGATAACGACGGTTCGCACATCAAGGGTCTCATTCTGAATATGATTCATTACTTCTGGCCGAGTCTTCTCAAGTTGGGTTTTGTTGTCTCCATGGTGACTCCAATCATCAAGGCGTCTAATGGTTCGGAGACAAAGTCGTTTTACACAGATTCGGCGTTTAGAACGTGGTACGGCGATGGAAAACCTGGTTGGAAAATTAAATACTACAAGGGTCTCGGTACCTCGACGTCGGCAGAAGCTCGTGAATACTTCAAGAAGATTCAAGATCTGACGGTGAAATTTGACGTAGACACGATGACTGACGCGTCGATCGTGCTCGCGTTCGACAAGACGAAAGCTGATGACCGTAAATCATGGTTGTTGGAGAGCACGGCTAAGAATGCAAACGAGCTCGAGGTCCCGTATGGACGCGTGAAACAGTTGGGTATTTCTGATTTCGTACACAAAGATCTCGTAAATTTCAGCCTCGCGGATCTCAAGCGTTCCATCGCACATGTGGCCGATGGTCTCAAACCCTCTCAACGCAAGGTGCTTTTCGCATGCTTTCATAAGAATCTCAAAGAAGAAATGAAGGTTGCACAACTCGCGGCGTACGTCGCCGACAAGAGTGCGTATCACCACGGCGAAGTATCTCTCGCGGATACGATCGTCAAGTTGGCGAATGATTACACGGGTTCAAATAACATCAATCTACTCGAACCTTGCGGACAATTCGGTACGAGACTGATGGGTGGCAAAGATGCATCTCAAACGAGATATATCTTTACGAAGCTGACAAAGAACACCCGAAAACTCTTCGATCCGAGAGATGATCCCATTCTTAATTATTTAGACGACGACGGTCGACGCATTGAACCAGACTTCTACATGCCAACACTTCCAATGGTGCTCGTGAATGGGACAGAGGGCATCGGAACTGGGTTCAGTTGTTATGTCCCACCGTTCAACCCAAAAGACATCAAGGAAAACATTGGGCGCATTCTGGATGGAAAAGAGCTCGTAAACATGTCTCCTTGGTTTAGGGGTTTTAAGGGAAAGGTTTTTCGAGATGATGGCGGATCATGGATCACGGAAGGTATTTGGAGAGATACGGGTTCGAGACTCAAAGTCACCGAACTTCCACCCGGGCGTTGGACGCAGGACTACAAGGAGTACCTCGATGCACTCGTTGAAAAGAAGATTATCACGAATTTTACAAACAACTCAACCACTGATGATGTTGATTTTGAAATTTTTGGGTATTCTGGCAAAGATATCGTCAAGGATCTCAAACTTCGAAAGACGTTTCACGTCACAAACATGCATCTTTTTCATCCGACGAGGGGCATTCATAAGTATTCGAGCCCCGAAGAAATTTTACGCGACTTTGTTGAATTACGAGTCGAACATTACAAGAAAAGACGGGCACACCTTCTCGATGTTCTTAAGAAAAGGGCAGAGATGTGTGACCATAAGTCCAAGTTTGTCACGATGGTCATCGATGGTGAATTGATTGTTTTTCGGCGCAAACGTCAAGACCTCGAACGTCAAATGTCAGGCATTTTCCCAAAGATTGACGGAAATTACGACTATCTTCTCAACATCAAAACCATCCAATACACGGAAGAATGCGTGAACGATTTATTGAAGGAAGCGCGACAGGCGAGAACCGAACTTGAGACGATGTCAAAGACAACGCATATTGATATGTGGAAAATGGATATTAAAAATATGTAGACAATAAGTAATATGTGTGATGCCACTGGTGCGAGCACAGGTGCGATTACATCGCTCTACGCACTCGGTAAGCAAGATACCTACCTGCTCACCGAAAAAGACGACGAGTCTTTATTTAAATATTCCGAAAAGAGACACTCTAACTTTTCAAAGTTTCAACGAACCACGACAGTCTACAATCCAGGAGGTAAGCTCACGTGGCCATTCGGTGAAAGTGTCAAGGTGACGCTGAACCCACAAAACATGGGCGATCTTTTGGCAAACATGTATGTTTCCGTGACGATGCCAGGTCTACCGGTTGGATACAATTATGCCGATCAACTCGGTAGACATCTGATAAAGAGTATTAAGATGCGAGTCGACGAGCTCGAGATTGAGACGTTATGGGATGACTGGGCGATCATATACGATGAATTATATTTGGAAATGTCGGAAAAGATTACGAATCGCTTTCTCATGAATAGAATGCTTCCGTACGATTCATCGGTGGACGCGGAATCATACGCACAGTATCAATCCGATTTAATAATACCAATTCCATTCTTCTTTTCTAGAAAATATGCGAGTGACGAATACGAAACGAACAAACCAAACAGACCCTATTTCCCATTGTGCTCAATTCACAAACAAAAGATAGAATTTGAATTTGTATTTCATAAACAAACATTCTTCTCAGACACAAGTTCAACGCTGACTCTACCCAAATTTAACATCATCACGGAAGAGTTTACAATAAGTCCGGCTGAACGTTCCTATTACATGACCAAACCCATAACTTTCATTACGGACGTCGTTAAGAAACATCCAACAACAGAGACGGAGGTCGGTAAGAATCAAGTCAAGAATAATCTCGTTCCAGACATTCCGGTGAAATCCATACACTGGTTTTTAAGAAACAAAAAATTCGAAGATGATACGATTGCTCGAGGACCAGGGGTCGATCAAGCGTATCTTGACGCGTATGCGATACCAGGTGCGATAGGTGCGGATTATCACTACTTTCAGAACCGTTTCAACTTTTCGTCGGTTCTCGATTTTGATCAATTGTATACATTCTTTTATCCGGTGCTGGATAATGCGAAATTCTATATAAATGGAAACGATTTACCTAATATTACGAGTGCGAATCATAATTATTACAAATATATGACGACATATAAAGCGAGACTCTCGCGTCCGTACAGAAATATCTATACCTACTCCTTCTCGTTGTATCCGACAAATGTGGAACCATCGGGAAGCCTGGACTTCAGTCAGCTTAAATCTGACAAAACGAATATTGAAATTAATCTGAAAAATGGTCTCACAGATCAATATACATTACATATGTATTACACCGGATACCAAACGTTCGCGTTTGATAAGGGATTCATGTCTCTCGCTTATTAAACAAGTCATTCTTGTTATCTGCGATATATTCAATCACCTTATTCTTGATGCACCACTTGATGAAGTTGAGTTGCGCAACGGTGGTTTGTATTTCTTCACCCGTACATGGAATCGTGTATTGAATTTTAGAAGAGCGACAGAACGGATCAAAGAGCTTTTTGCTATATCCGTCGAGACTTGACTTATACGCACAGTGTACGGTGAAAAGTCGCCCAGAAGACGTCGTGTAAGATAGATTATTCTTTTTTGCATAATTCGTGATAAACCACTCCAAATTACGGAGAGAAATACCACTCGATTTATCCAAAATACTCTTCAACATAGTTCTATTCTCTTCTTCGTTATAAAATGCATTGATTGATGATAGTAGAATATCTGATTTGCTCATTACTATAGTAGTACATCCAAACCTATAAGCTCCTTACTTGACGACGATCGCATACACACAGGGCAGTCCTTTTTGAACACAACAGACGATGGGTGTGTGTGTTTGATAGTTGTCGACGCAACCGCGATGGGCTGTATTTCTTTCTTCTGTATGACGTGAGTATCGCAATATCCACAATTTTTACCCCGTCGCGTACATCTTCGTCCGTCTTTTTTGAGCCCTCGACATTGGGTTCCATTCATGAGTTTTTCCGAAACTCTTGGAATATCTCTAAGAAGTAAATCAATGGATATTCCATGTGTCTTTGAGATCTTTTCTACATACGTCGAGAGGTGCTCGTTGACGCGTCTCTCAACCTCCTCTTCAAATAATTGAATGAGTTGTTCACACATTGGTCTTATCTTGACTTTGCTCGTATTTTTTAAATAACTCTTCAATAGAACCGGTGTTCTTGATTCTGTCGCGTAATTCTGACACTTTACCGGATGCGTCGAGGCCCAATTTTTCACAGTGCTCGATGAGTTCGGCTTTCTTCATCGTCGATAATCCGAGACCTTTTTCTTTCTTTTTTGATGGTGGTTTATGTTGCGCGATGATTTCACCAAAGATTTCATTTTTTGGATCGTCAAATAATGGCTCAAGTAAATCACACACGGGTTTTAAAAATTTATTTTGAAAGTAATAATGGTAGTCAATCGGGATGTTGTTTTCTTCTGCATATTTTGGATCTTCGGCCTTTTCATACGCCTTGGCTTTGGGGTCTTCAGTCTTTGTGAGAAGGTATGGAATTCTGTCGCCCGATTGTGGCTCCGAACCGGGGCGACGTTCACGCATTTTGTTTCGAACTTGCACGTGCGCTAGGTTTTCATTCTTATACGAGTCGGCGAGCGATTGGCTCAATACGAGCTTTTCGTTTGGTACGTCACCAGACAGGAGTTCAATGGCTCGCTCTTTTGCGAGCTCTTTCGGGGGTCCGGTGTCACTCGAATCGAGCACGACATCGAGTAATTCTTTGCACACTTCGCGCAGATGTGGTGTGTTATCGCGCCGAACAACCTGAAGACCTTTTATATCGATGTAATCCATGTTCATTTTTCCATCCTTACCCTTCGTCCATAATTTTGCGGCATATCGTTTCTTACTATAGAGGAAATAAGGCCAATAAACTTTCTCGAGTTCAAGGTTATTGGGCTTCTTGAACAACGCTGTGCATTCTTGCGCCGCGCGTTCACCGAGCTCCCAGGAATATTCGATCGCTTCTATTCCCGTGCGTCCACCCACATCGAATTCAACCATCACTGAATCTGTGTCACCGTACCTTACATTTGCACCTGGAAAGTGTTTTTCGACGTAATTCTTTGTTTCTTCAATCATTGAACGACCCTTTGCGGTGACGGTCGAAGCGATGGGTACACACGGAAGCATTCCCTTTCCCGCGCCGGTAAAACCATAAACTGAGTTCATACTGATTTTATACGCAAGTTGTTTACCGTTGAACATTTCTTTCATCGGACCGGATGCAGCCGCCATATCTTTCTTTGCGAGTTTGCGAAATTGTTTTAGTTCGAGAAGAATGCTCGGTAAAAGACTTGGAACATCCTGTGCGAATTTATACATCTTTCCATTGACTTCGAATGTTTCGTATGCAATTCCGGGAATGTTTCCATATTTCTTTTCATCCATCACCCACGTCGAATAACAAAGATTGTGTGCCATGATTATCGATGGGTACAGACCTTCAAAATCAAGGGCCGTGATCGGCGTATAGTACGCTCCACCTTGCGCTTCGAGCACGGTTGCGCCCTCGTATCCATCGTCCGCCAGAGCTCCATATTTAATGGTCGGAACCATGAATCCGAGTTCCCGCGCTTTCTTACATAACTGTGAAAATACTTTAATCTGTTGGCCACGTTCCGACAAGAATGAGAGTGGTACCCACGTCGCCTTCGCCATTTCGAGAAGATTCATCAACGTGCATAACTTCTTCATCAAGCGATGTGGAAGCAAAGTATCCTTGATGCAATACTCCGCGACTTCTCGCAGCTTTACCGGATCTTCCTCTACAAAGCGTGCGAACATTTCCTTTGGTGGCATATCAATCTTTTGGTCTCCGAGATACAGTTTTGATACACTGTCGAGTTTGTAGCTGTCGAGTTTGTAGCCCTTTTTCACCTCTTGAAATAGATCGAAGACGTAACGGCCGCTCATCGGTATCATCTTGAGATCATTGTCTCCGAGCGCACTCGAAGATAGTTTCTTGTACGTCAATTTACACTCTTGATCCCTGAGACGACCCAAATAATAGAAAGATGAATCGCAGCCAATCAATTGTGCGCGTTGATAAATATACTCAAGATCGAACCCAAAGATGTTCCACCCGGTGATGATATCGACATTTTTTTCTTGTAAATATCGCTGGAATGCCTCGAGCATTTCTCTTTCGGTGGCAAAACTAATAATATTTGATCCTTCGAGATCTGGATCTGTTTTTTTGTAACACAAACACGTCTTATCATATGGCTCATCCGAGCCGAATGTACACAAAGAAATGGCAATTTGAAAACATGCATCCCCACGTTCCAACGCACTCGGAAATTTGCCCGTAGAACTGTTCGACTCGATATCAAACGATGCCACGACAAAGGGGGCCGTTTCATTCTTTTCAACAGGTTTAAGCGTCGTCCAGTCGTTACAGAAAAGATCGATATCAACATTCGCGAGATGCGAACGAACACATGCATCACCAGTGTCAAGCCATCCAGTCGATTGAATACCAGTCCTATGCATGAGACGAAGCATTGGGTCCAGGTTCGATTCGTACACGTGATACCTTTTGTAATCACGATTGTACGTGAGTAATGAATTTATTTTTCGTCGCGCGGCGAGACATGCAAAGTTCAGGCGCATGAATGGAAACTTTTCATTATTCGAAAATCCCCACACGTCTTTTTGTTCCGTTAAACTGTAGCTCGTCACACAATTAGGTCTCGCTTTGTCAATTCCATTGTAGAGTAGTTGTACTTGTTGTGGTGTCGTCCCAGGAGGCATCTTCACGAAAAAATACGGTGAGAAACTCGTCGTCACACAGACAGACTTTCCCTCTTCGGTCTTACCAAAAATACTAATAAGATGTTCGTCTTCATCTTCCGTGTCTCGTGCTTCCCAGGTCAGCGCCTGAAAGACAACCATTGTGTTGTGTATCACACGCGCCAAAATTTTAATATAGTTTATTAGTAAATGTCAGCAGCCTTGATTGATCTTGTCTCCAAGGGCGCTCAGGATGTGTACATCACTGGCGAACCTCAAGTGAGTTTCTTCCGCCAAAACTATCGACGTCACACCAATTTTTCTATTAAGCCGGAACGCATGGATTACATCGGTACGTTTGGTTCCAACAATGAAGTCACTATTCCGATACGCTCGAAGGGTGACATGCTCAGTTACGTCTGGATCGAAGCCAAAAACATTTCGAATGTTTTGACCAATGGCGATGGTTTCTTCTCCGCGGGTGCCGCGAAGCCGACCGAATTCTTGTTGTACATTGGTGGACAAGAAGTCGCTCGCCTTGATTCTCTGTACATTCAGGGTATTCACAACATTCTCTACAAGGAGAACCAGGCCCGCGCCTCGGCGACGGTCACGACGGCTGAAATCAAGGATAACGCCAAGGGCGTCGATTCGTCGTCGGACTATTATCTCATTCCGTTCTTCTTCAGTGAAGACTGGACCAAGTGCCTTCCGCTCGTGGCGCTCCAGTATCACGAAGTTGAAATTCGTGTGAAGTGTCGGGACAATTTCACACCGGCCGAAACTCCGAAGGTGTACGGTATGTATGCGTACCTCGACACCGATGAACGCAAGTTTTTCACCGAAAGTGAGCATGAAATGTTGATCACACAAACACAACATCAATTAGCGTCTAACACCGACACAGATTTCGATCTCACGTATTTCAATCACCCCGTGAAGGCGGTGCACTTGATCTCCGGTAACGCAAATGGTAATGTTTGGAGTAACGCATACTCATTTGATGAATCGAGCATGTACATCAACGGTACACCGCTCTTCGAAAACACCTCGAAGACGTTTCATCACAACGTCGCACACGAAATGCACAGCCAAAACCTCGCGGATTCCACGCTTGACACAGCCCCACTTTACACGTGGCCGTTCTGCCTCACGATTAACAAGTCGCAACCGAGTGGTTCGCTCAACTTCTCGCGCATCGATAACGCGAAGATTACGTTGCAAAATCCAATCAACGGAAATCAATTACATCGAGTCTACGCCGTCAATTACAACATTCTTCGCATCAAGAACGGCATGGCCGGTATCGCGTTCGGTAATTAAATGCCTAAGTCAATTAGAGCCTTGAACGATTTATAATCATCATGGTCAAGAAACACATTCGTTCTTCTTCAGATGAACTCGCTCACGTGAAGAGGAAAATTGAAAAGTACACGCGCAGGTATGACCGTCTCATCGCCGAGGAGAAAACTATGGCTGTTGTCATACCTGAACGATCGTCGTGGTCACGGCAAAACAAGATGAAAAGACTCCGCGACACACTCAATAATTTCAATATCACCGAGACCGAATGTCGACGAATTACGTCCGTGTTTCGGTCTGCTCTAGATGTTCCGGCCCTTATGTCACGTCAGTCTCGAACGATCATTGGTGCCAGCATCAAAATTGCCCTCCCGTCCGCGTCGAATTATGAAATCATGCGAAAATGCAATATTAGCGCGCCAACTCTCAACACAGTGTACAAAATCCTGGCTAAGAACGTCTATGTAATTTAATCATCTTCCTTGCTCACTTCGACTGGTGGTGCTTCGAGTATCTCCAATTGGTATAGGTTGTTATCTGATGGGTAAATCGCAGCCAAACGGCACGTCCTCACTGTCATGACTGGAACTTTTCGTTCAACGACGATGACTGGTGGGCATATTAAAACTAACGACATATGTATATGATTGTTACTTAAAATATCGCTCATATATACGCACAGGATGAATCTCACCCATCAAATCGTTTATGAATAGTTCAACAAAGAGACCACGAAAATTGTTGCCCATCGTGAAATGGCCCGAACTAAAAATGTCAATAGTAAGTAAATGGTTCTTCCGTTCATCATCATCGGCGGTCTCGCCACGGCTGTGGCGTATACGTATTTCGGTGAAAACCTCGTGAGTTCTGGAGAGGCTAAAAAGATGATTCGCTCGGGTGACATAAAGAAAGTCATCGATGTTCGCACAACACCCGAGTACAGAGCTGGCCACTATCGGGGCGCCATCCACATTCCAGTGAATAAAATTAGTAAAAAAACAACGACTGAACTCCCAAAGAAGGGTTTGCTCGTCTACTGCAACACTGGGCAACGAGCCAGATTTGCGGCAGAGAAATTAGAGGAATTGGGTTTTGAAGATGTGTATTACATTGCGGGACACTACTCAAGTCTTAAGTGAGACCCTCGATGACCTCTTTTGTCTTTTCGTACATTCGCTTCGCGTGGAACTTTTCATCTTTGAGTTGTTCCCAAATCGTCAAACGATACTCCAAGAATTCTAAGAATCGCTCGGGGTCTCGTTTGGACTTGTAACGAATCTTTTCGCCTTTCATCGCTTCATTCATGGCGGCAATCTTGGCTTCAAACATGCGTTTTTGCATGGCATCCGGACTCTCACGAGACGTGACTTCTTCCTTTTTGAGTGCCATTTGTAATACGATTGTGCGACATCTTTAATTGATTGTAAGAATTGCTTTGTCTCTCCATTTCGTCACGGTGTACACGGTGACACCCAATTCCACTGCGAGGTCTTTTAGGGTTAGGTGTTTACCATAATAGTTTTCAAGAATGTATCGGGTCACATCATCTAGACCATAGAGGATATCTGGTTCTTTGTCGTAATACGGTGGAGTTTCATAAAATTGAAGTTCCTCGTGTATTGTCGTTCGTCGCAAACAATTTTTACAGCTCCAATAAATCCACGGATATGCGTATGTACTAAACTTGAAACCTAACTCCGGGTTAAACTTTTGAGCCGCTCGAACGAGACCGTGTAGTCCCACACTATTTATATCCTTCCTCGTATGTATACCACGTTGTCGCGGGTATGTTTTGAAATATACATCATTTGAAACTTTATAAGCAAGTTTGACATGATTGACTATCAGTTCCTTCTTATAAATATTCATCTTAATTAAAATACCCATTTTACTTTTAAACTCGTGATTACATATCGATCGCTTTAATTTGCTTCGATTTCGACATATTATTTTTACCCCCGACAATGGAACTAATAATTCGAGTTATGATATCGTTCTTTTGAATATCGGAAATGAGTCGTGGTATACTTTCAGTCTTAAATATGTCCTTAGTTGGGAAACGTGCACCTATCATATCTCGGTTTGTTTTACGTTCAATATCTGATACGATATTACGCGTAGCGTCATAATATTTATCATATTTTGATTCATCTTTCACAACTTTAAGGATGCCATCGAGCATACCCTTTTTAGCGATGATGGTCATAGATTCTTTATTTGGTTGGAAAATAGTTTCTGTTTTGGAACTTGTCACCACACCCTCTTTGTTGACACTGGTTTTTTTTACATCCTTTTTTTCAAAAACTTGATTTTTGCCAATTTCACCGATAATTTGAGCACCAACAGTTTCAATAGCTTCGGCTATGGTTGTGGCGTCGACGGGATTTTTAACGAAAGAGTCGATCATTTCTTTAGTGGTACCTTGTTTGAGAATGGCTATCATTATATCCACACCTTGTTCCATTATCGTACCAACTATTGTTAATCCATTGTTATCACTCGAGCGATATTGTTCCGAGTACTTTTTTGGAATGAGAGCATTCTTCATACCGCGGAGCTCATTCATTAGCCTATCAGACATTTTCACCGATCCGTGTCGTCGCTGTTTATACAATAAAAGGACAACTATACAAATAAGTCCAACTAATATAATTGTCTCTGATTTCATTATACTATATTTGATATTTTATTTGAAATAGATCTCGATAATCTTGTTACGTCATCACCCTGTGTGACCGCGGTGGATTTATTTTTACCACTGCGTATTTTAAAAAATACAAATGCACCGAGGATGAGAAGCCATATTATTACCAATGTAATAACAATCATAATATATTATGATTACATTTTTTTCATGAGTCTATCTAAACGAGATTTCTCCTTGTTCATAAATACTGTGAGTTGCATGACCTCTCCATTTAAATAAACTTGACCATGGTTTTTGATGCGCTCATCTTTTATGACTTGATCAACTCTGACAAGGTTCACGCGTGACAATTTTGTATTCATGCGTTTGCTGTGGTGCACCGCGAGAAGAGCCGCGTCTCGCTTTGTTTCTTTTGGAATTGTATTCTCTTCGTGGCATATGATCACATGAGAGCCGGGTCCACCATCGACGTGCATCCACCATTCTCGGGGATAACTCGACATTGTGAGGCTGTCATTTTCCCTTGCGTTCTCACCTACCTTAATTTGAATACCATCGAGGGATATGTAGGTCTTCATGTTTGCTTAAAGTTTCTAAACTTTATGTAGTTAATGCTCGCGTTCGACGAGTACGTCACGATCAGAGATTCGAAAACAAAACATGTGATACCCTATTTTTACCTCAGAATATGCTGTAACCCAGAAGTAAACGGAGAGATAGAACTCTTGCGTTCAGTCCTAAAGAATCGCCCATCCGGACACATCTTCGATGTCGGTGCGATCGGTTCCGTGTTTCCACGTGAAATCAACCCTTCGCACGAACTGCATCTATTTGATCCGGAATTTGAACCGTGTACACAAGACCACGCTTGTACACTGTATAGACACGACGTAAACTACGCGATAAATAACGTTCACGTAAATAAATGCCCCATCGATGACACGACGAATACCATTTCTGAGTATTGCGAAAAGAATGGCATACGGCGCATCGAATTTTTGAAGATAGACACAGACGGTCATGATATGGCGGTCCTCGACGGTATCGGCGACATCGAAGTTGATATGATTCAATTTGAATATGACATGCATTACAATATCAAAAATATCGATATTCAAAGCATGTTCGACAGGCTTCCGGGGTGGCATTTCTTCTATGTGCTTCCATCCGGACTTCACGAAATCAAAGAGCCGCCATCCGACTACGTGTACACAAATATCTTTGCGTCGAAAGAGTATCCGGAAGATATCATTCGTGATCTACGAGTGACGATGAAAAACGATGTCATTGAAGTTCCATATTTAAAGCGTTTCATGGAACAGATGTATTGGGAGATCAACGACGTGAGTTTCATTATGAACAATTACACGACGCCGATTGACCGAGAACCGAATACTGTGAGTTTTGATCTCGAATCGGCGATGGCTCGATACAAATCCATATATAAATAAAATATACGCTTAGAATAAATGCGAGACCCGAGTAATAATGACGATGTCAGGATAGGAAGCCCCGGTAACACGGGATCCGCGTCAAGACTCGAACAACGAAGAGGCACGATTCGTCGACGCTCTCCATCTCCTCCGTCGAGGCGTGTCAGAGCTAGATACAATTCTAACACAAACGAAAATAACGTTGGTCAGATCAGATCGCGAGTCATAGACCCCAACAATCTCAGGCGTATGCGACGAGCGCGTATGTCCTTTGCTAACGCGGGTCTCACGAATACCGCGCGTCGTCTCAACTTTGGAAATAGTCCAAAACCAGCGTCTCCACCAAAAGCCCCAAAGAAAATTAATGTTTCGTTGTACGAAAAGAGGTTGAAGAACCTTAAGAACAAAAATAAGAAACCCCAGAAAAATAACACACCTAACCCCGAAAACAAGAATGTAGCCAATTGGTTTAACAATGGTGGTCTCGCGGCGAACAAATCCAATATACCCAAGGACAAGCGTGCGTTCCTCCTCGTGGATGTGACAAAAAATGGAAAGATTCGTCATGTGTATGATAAACGTTACTTGTGGGGTATGATTCGAACCTGGGAAAAGGGATTTAATGAAAATATGGGTAATCGAAAAATGGCCAAATCACCATTCACAAAACATCAGTTTGGAAAAGGTGATATCAGATCGTATCCACCTGATAAGAGAACAAAGACATTAATACAACAATCTTTGCTCCGTAAGTCACTCGAAGACGAAGCCACAAAAATGAAATATATAACTCCGAATGGCAAGCCCAACCCTAACAGTGACATGTTACAACAATCAATTGATAAAATCCTATTCGGTATAAAATATGGACGTGTAAAAACAATGGAACAACTTAAATTGTTGATGCTCGTACATCAAATCGTGGGTCCCGCAACGTTCTCAAAATATTATGATGCCGTACTTAATGGTAAATTCAAATTTTATCACATAGAGATGATGAAAAAGGTTCCAAAAGTAGTAACACTGATATATAATACACGACTGAGTCCTACAAGAGGTTATATTTATGATCTATCACGAAAAGATACAAAATTATTCATAGATGCGGATTCTTACTTAGAATTAGCTAAAAAAAATGCATATGGTAGACTAAAGACTAGTCCTACCGACACAGAGATGCTAGTACAGGTCAAATTACGATTTGTAGCCGACGGTGCAAACTTCTTTGACGTTACTAGTAGAAACATAATCGAGCGTTACAAGAGCGACAAAAAGCTCTATAAATTATTGACAGCATAAAATATATGCACGTCGTCATCCAGTCCAGCCCGTCCGTGGCACATAAATATCGGGTGTTATTGCCAAACAAACGCGCAGTCGATTTTGGATCCCTCGAATCCCCAGACTTCACGGATCATAAGAATCCAAAGCTCATGCGAGCACATCTTCTTAGACGGGGTGCAGTCATTCCTAAGGAGTTACGAATAGAGACAGATCCAAAGGAAATCCAGCGAGGCATGTTAAGCATAGATACCAGCACGGAGGAAGATTGGGACGATGCATTTAGGAAAAGTTACTGGGAAAGGTGGTTGTTATGGTCTTACACTGATATTAATCACGCAAAGCTATTCATGACCATGCGCAAAGGCATTCTTTTCATGCCGACGCCCGAGAATTTTTGGTACTTATAACCAAATCGTGAGTGGGGTATCGTCTTTGAGTGTCAATTCAATCTCACAAGATAACTTGAAAGGACGATCGACCCATACATCACCGGTGAATGCTTTCAAAATGTCGCGCATGATGTCATTCGCACTCGAATTTCTAATATAGACGGCGATACACTCACCATCCTCATACTTATAATCACGCGGACACATCCATCCACAAAATCCATCTTGTTTCTTGAATGACGAACCCTTATTTGGGTCATCCGTGATCGAAGAAAACAAACCAGAAAGTAAATCCTGTGTTTCAATACCTTTGAAGATCAATTTTCGGAGATCTTGAAAGGTAGGAGACGCAAATTCGCAACCCGCAACCCTGGTGCGTGTGACTTTCGCACCGGTATAATCGATGCGTTGAAGTAACTGGGGATCGATTGAAATGTGTGCGTTCATTTATTGATTGGTTGATTTTCAATCATAACGAGTTCGACTTAGGTGCCGGTCGATCCGAAACCATCCGCACCACGTTCGGTCTCTTCCAATAGACCAATTTCTTCGATTGGTGGTGTTTCGCAACGTTCAAGGATGAGTTGCGCGACGCGTTCGCCCTTATTCACTTCGAACTCCTTATCACCGTGATTGAAGAGAACAACCTTCACTTCACCTGTATAATCCGGATCGACGACACCCGCACCGACTTGAATGCCATGCTTTACAGTGAGACCGGATCTCGGCGCGATGCGACCATACACACCGGCCGGCAAAACAATCGCGATTCCGGTACCGACAAGCGCGCGGTGCGTGGGAGGAATAGTGACCGTATCAACACTGTATAGATCGTATCCAACAGCACCAACAGAACCACGAATTGGAAGAATAGCATCAAACGTGAGTTTCTTAACACGAAGATTCATTTGATTACGATGCATCGAAACCTTTATACGTCTATAGGTTCACCAGTTCTGATCACATCGGCCGGGATCGTGCATCCAAGTCTTGGATCTTTTCGTGTATTCGATGATTCATACTGTTTCTTGAGACGTGGTAACAAATATTCAAGTACTCGATCACTCGTCAAGCACCAACACTCCATGACAGTCGCACCATCGTATCGAGCGAAATAATGATGCTTATATTTTCCGATCTTTTCTTCGCGTAGATATCTTTCTTGATCTTCCCACGTGGGTTGCACGCTTATACCATTATATGTTCCTTGGATCACGTCTTGAATTGTCGTTTTGTATTCGACGGGGTTTCCGTCTATGTCGTACGCGTCGGCACCGGCGAGCGTCTCGGACACCCGATGTCCCAATTTCAGGGCAAAATCAATCTCCCTGGCGCGTCCATAGTTTAAAGGGTCTCCCCATCCATTATTTGAGGCTATGTCACACATAGCCTTCATGTGGTACATGAACTCTTGAGTACTCATCTTATGTTTCGTCATGTGTGAATTCTCTATGTACCTTCTCATAGTATTCCGAAGATAACTCACTCGCGATGCACCGCCTTCCCGTATTTTTTGCGGCGATCGCCGTAGTGCCACCACCAAGGAATGTATCGACGACAAGATCCCCCTCATTAGAGTGTTTCTTGATCAAGTCTTCAAATAGGCGGATATTTTTCTGCGTGGGATGAAACCGCTGCTTTCCACCCTGAATGGGATAATTGTATACACCAGCATCATAGTCACTGTTAAATGTCGGTTTTCCCTTTTTAACCCCGAGGAGTGCAATTTCTCGGGCATTTGTGAGATAATTGACGCGCGAATTAATGGGTTGTGGGTTTGTTTTGATCCACTCGATGAATCGAATTTGTTTAAATTTATATTTTTCCATCAGTTCTTTCAGATGTGAAAGTTTCCACAAATCAAAGAATATGATGCACGTACCACCGTCGCGTAGTTTTTTGTAATACAATTTAATGAATTCTTCAAGATTGTTCATCGTAAACTTTTCATCCCATTCCCCGTAGTTGGTCTTTACGCTGTACTTTTTGCCATAAATGGTTCCGTACTTCATGTAATTTTCTTTCGCGTTCGGTGTCGTTTTCGCCGCTTCATTTTCCGATGTGTACGCATTCCAGTCCTCTTCAGTCTTCGATAAATCTTCGCCAGATGCGATGGCGTTGTGTAACGCGTTCATTCCGGTGTCGTGTGAAATGATGTAGGGGGGATCCGTGAGTATAAGATCAACAGATCCATTCTCGAGTGATTTTAGGAGTTCGATACCATCGCAGTGTCGAATGTCCATTTAACAAACATAAACAATAATCTTTAAACATGATCAGATGCTGTGGTCGGTACACAATAAGATAGTGGCGTTACGAAACCCCCCACCAAAAACCGAGTATCAAAAATTAAAGACGAAGATTAATCGAGCGACACTCGGATGTGGATCGGCGATCACCGCGGCGTATTTCATCACACACGGGGCCGAACAGGGTGTATCTGCGACGATCGGTGTCGCCACGTCTTTGGTTTATATTAGTCTCCTCGAGAGTCACGTCGACAACATTGAAAAATCACCATTTCAGAAACAGTTCGTGGCGCCACTGACCACCGCTGTTTTTGAAACGATGTGGAATCACGCACCGTTTGGATTTGATTTTGATTACGGTGCGACGTTCGTCGGATTTCTAGCGTATAAGGTTGCACTTTTGTCTGTCATTTATGAAGAAGTCGTTAAAATGATCAGTGAAGATTAGCGTCGGCCGTATGATATGTTTTTCCTTTCATCACGTAACTATGCACTCGTGCATATCCCCACGCTTGGGGAGAAGCTCCCGGGCGATGCCCAGTTCTCCATGCAGCGAGGCCCCTATTGTACACCGTTTTGAGAATATGAAGAGGAATTTTAGTGGCGGTTGCGATCTCCGGAAGTGATTTGGCTTTCGGATACTTTTCTCTAAACTTTTTTGTGTACGATGATGTTTTTGTTTTTACACCCACGTCTGTTTTGAAATTTGTATACGTTCGTTTGAGCATTTTTTTGTATCGGGTCTCCACAGCTTTCAAAGTCGTGAGACCTCGAAAGTATTTCAGAGGTGCGTATGTCTTACCCCCAGTTTTACGCAGCTCTCGAACCTTCTTTGATATTTCCTGATCTGTGAGAGGCATCTTATTTATTGTAAAGATAAATATCTGATGGCCGTTGTTATGTTTGGAAATATCTTATCACCGAAACGGACACGTCCTGAATCTGGTGAGTAGTATCCAACATGTCCATTGAAATATGCTCGATGTGATTTAGCCATATAAAAATACGAGATTATTTTATAGAAATGGGACTCACAATTATTATGGGAAATATGTTTTCTGGTAAAACATCAGAACTCATTCGCCGACTTAAGCGATATAAGATCATAGGTAAGAAGATCGTCGTGATTAATTCTTCAAAGGACACGCGATCACCCGATGAAGTTCTAAAAACACACGACGATGTGCGATTTGACTGTTTAAAGGTGGATCACATTTCACACGTGATCATTCGACAAGAATTTTGTGACGCGGAGATCATCGCCATAGACGAAGCGCAATTCTTCGTGGATTTAAAACAATTCGTAGAGATGTGTCTGATTCTGGGTAAATCGGTGATTCTCACAGGTCTCGATGGTGACTACAGACAGAAAAAATTTGGTGAAATACTCGATTGCATACCCATGGCGAGTGATGTCGTCAAACTCTCGGCATTGTGTATGCGATGCATGGATGGAACACCGGGTCCATTCACGAAACGAACCGTCGATAGTGATAGTGTCGAACTCGTCGGTGGAAGTGATATGTATATAGCCGTATGTCGAAAACATTTAATCTCGGAGTAATATAAATGAAACTTCTTCAGGAAAAGGGGCCGTTCATGGCTAAAGTTTTTGCAAATCTTATTTTTCAGAGTTCTGTGGCATTTTTGACGGCGAACGCCATCGCCCAAAATTCAGCTTTCGATGCACACGTCGCACGTAACATTGTGTTGTACGCTCTTTTGACCGTGGCATCCATTCTCATGATGGTGTTTGTTGATTTTAGTCTTCGAACAAAGTTTATCGTCTTTACGGCGATGTCTGCGCTCATCGCGATGACGATGTCTGCCGTTCGAACCATGGATAAAGAACAGCTCAGAGAAACACTTCTCGGTGTTTTCTCTATTTTCACGGTGATGTTCGTTCTCGGTGTCGTTTCCATTCAGATGAATATTAATCTTCTTCCTCTCGGTGCGTTCTTGTTCTTCGTGTTAATAGGAACACTCATTTACAGAGTCATCACTCGTCAAAAGATGTCAAAGATACTTTTACCAGTGTTTGCGATGTATGTGCTCGTCGACACAAACTTCATCCTTCAGCGAAACTACGGTGGTGATTTCGTGAATGCGTCGTTTGATTATTTCACCGACATCTTTAATCTTTTACAATTGAATCCTATGAATGTCTAAAATAAGTACGACACGTCGAGCCGTTCCATTCTTCGTGACTTTGTGATATCTCGCATGGTCGAATAAGAATTGTTCACCTGTGAGATGTAAATGTGATCCGTTTTCTGTATCCAACACACAATCTTTGCCACTCTCGATCGTGAGATGGTATCGCAGTTGTGTGTTACTTTCAGCGCGGTGTGGTGGGATGACGAGTGGTCCTTCTATGACAGAAAATATACCGGTATCTTTGTCGACGCATGGAATGCGTTCGATGAATTCTTGAATCTTTGGAAAGTCTCTCACTTTGTAATAGTAATATTTATCATTCGGTGTAAACCATTTATCAAGGTTGTGAAAATAATAGCGATTCGTCTTTTTTATGCCCTCATTAAATTCGTTTCGTATACCATTAAAATTAGCGCCTATTAACCATAGTCCTGTGTATTCATTGATGTCATGATGACGTTTGTGCATGAATATATCGATGATCGTGTTACGAATCCCAACCAGGGGTCTCAGAGGGTTTTGAAAGTACAATCGGTCGATTGGAGATTTCATGAAATCATAGAGTATCATCAGTGCGATGACCCACATTATTTTCTATGAACATAATAAAATGCCTGGATATAAGCAATCCGAAATGTTCGCCCCCCAACCGACGGAAGAAACCAAGGACATGAAGTCCCGATTCGCCTTGCCGAGACTGTCCTTCATTCAGATGGTCATTTTGGGTTTGGTTTTGTTTGTTGCGTTCCAATACAAGAAGCTCAATAAGCCAGTTCTCACGACGGTGACGTTCGCCATCGCGCTTTTGCACATGTACGACCATCTCTTCTTGGTCGAACGTCACGGTGAGCGCTTTTTGTTGGGTCGCAGCGAGGGATACTGCCCGGCGTGCCAAAAATAAATTGGGCGTACAATGTAAGTATGCACGTCAAAATAGTTCGTAGCCCAGATCGCAAAAAGAAGTTCAGGGCTATTCTCGGAGACGGCAGGACTGTTGACTTTGGTGCCAGTGGATATTCAGACTACACCAAACACAAGAATCCTTCGCGTATGCGTTCCTATGTGCTGCGTCACGGTGGTCAGATACCCAATCGAATCATCGCTGAACGCAACCCAATAAAAATACACAGAATGATGCTCGACATCAATAAGAGCGATAAAGAGAACTGGAAACTGAATGGTATCGGTGGAGCTGGATTTTGGTCTCGGTGGTATCTCTGGAGTCAACCTAATTTTGACGATGTTCGGAAATTCATGACACGACGATTCGGTATTAAATTTATTTTGTAGGTCAGTAGTAATAAACGATGGTGTCGGCCGCGAATATAGTGTTATTTTTATGTCTTGTCGCAATCAGTATTGGGTTTTACATATCTAGGAAGCGTAACAGTAAGACTTCGACCGAACTCAGCGAAGCGCGCTCGAAAGCCGCAGCTGCAGAAGCACGAGCGGCGGCGGCTTTGGAAAGTGCGGATGTTCGCGTTCAGGCCGCAGAGGCTCAGGCGAAAGCGGACGCAGCCAATGCAATTCTCAAAATGAAAAATGAAATGAAGCCGGTGGCGCCGGTGGCACCGGTAGCGGCGCCGAAGCCCGAGAAAAAGGTCGTCACCTACGCCGAAATCGATACGACGAAGGGTCACCCACGTGGGTATGGATCTCATCACGTGCCGTATGGTGGCACGTGGCACACAGTGTCTCCGGGTAAAGCTCAAACCCCAGAAGCGTGTTGGGAACACGCGACGCGCAATAAATTGAGCAACTGGGGGTGGCGTTCGGGTGATAAATCGTGCTGGTCATATATGGACGCATATTTGTGGTCCGGTGGAGGCGGACAAAGCTCACACAATCACATCGGTGGATGCACCCAACCCGGCATGAAGCTCGATGATGGCTGCATGGATTTTAAGAAGGGTGATGTCGTCATAGGACACAAGGGTGGTGTCGCCGGTGGTTACAATAATTACGCGGGTCAGGAAAAGATGACATTCAAGAAGTGTCGTCTTCTCGCGGCGAAGAAGGGTATCAGAACCTTTGGCTACCGCACGAACAGACACCCAGATTCGAACTGGAGCAACACGTGCTTCGCACCGAATAACGCCGATAACATGGACGGATTCATCGGTAGTGGTGGCGATCACGCCCACTTGATGGCATGCACGAACCCCGGTAAGATGATGGTCGATGATTGTCGTTAATCACCCGCACGCGTCGCGGCGTCATCTATTTCATCCACCATTTCCCACGCGAAGCGACACTGATCAGCGTCACCGTGTTCACACACGGCGTGCGCGATGTCGAGCGCCTCGTGAAGTATCATTTTCAAACGCATCTGTCTTACGGTGACCTGTTTTGGTTCATTCAAACACGGTGAGACATATACCTGTTCGAGCGCTATGCGCGTGACTTCGAGCTTCTTGTGATCGTAATCGAATTCATCTGGACGACGCGCGGCTACGATTCGATACCGAGACCGTGTGTGTTTCGGTGTCCAATCCTCCCCAAAATATCTAAAACGTTTCAACGTTCGCATTAGATATTTTTGGCATCTAGTTTTTAAGACCATTTCGCGCGTTCGATGAGTCTTCTGATTAAATACGGTGTTAATTCGATGAATGATCCATACGGAACGTAGACGTAATCTGGGAAGTCATTTGCCATTCCGAAGAGTTGCGCTATTTCATATCTGTCTCGTGGCGCTGTGCGCGCATAGGCGATGTCATCGGAATTATGTGTCGCGACAAGTGTGTGCACACGAGGACCCGCACTTAATGTCATTTCGAGTGCGCGTCGGTACGCGGCATCAACCTCTCGCTTTGTGTCAAAAAGACGGTCTTGTTTTCCCACATACGCACCGCGTACGAGTTTTGCGCCGTGCTGTATTCCATACTTATCCGAATGTAAAAGATCTGCTTCGAGTTCCGAGAGTGCATCTCTGCGGTACATCTGATAGGTCTTAAACACGTTTGGATCCGTTTGATTAAATTCGGTGAGTAAATCAAACGAGAGTTTTGGATACACGACGTCTTCTGCATCGATGCATACTTTAACGCGTCGCTTGACTGCATGTCCTGTGATCTTTCGCATAAAGCCATCTGCCTTGAATTTAGATTCACGAGAACCGAATGACGTATATTTGAGCGCACACATCGAATTCGGAGGCATCGCCGAAATCATTTGTATATTCACGTTTGCGATGTGATTCGCGTCGCGAAGTTTACAGTTTTCCTTTGCATAATCGAGTATAACTTTCGATCCAGAGTCGTACACACCACGCATTACACTTTTGAGTTCGTGATTGAGTGCTGCATATCTGAGCATATTCTAATCTAATCAAAGAAATTATCCGTTCTGTATAATTTCGTATTGTACGCACCACTTTTGCTCATGACGGAGACTTGTTCGTTTCCGTAAAACTCTGGGCACCCAATGTCATCGGTACACTCCCGACCATTGTGTGAAATGGTAAGCGGGTAAATTTGTTCGCCGTTCGTCGTCGTGTAGTAGTGATATCTGTCCCTATGTCCCCGAACGGTCTTTCCGTAGAGTGGAAGTGTTTCGTTATCTTGTCCGAGGAGCACACCCATCTGTTGCGTATATCCAGGCTTGTATTTCTTTATAGGGGCATCTCTGAACTCCGGTGCCTGACGACGACGTTCCACGATCGGTTGCGACGGTGGTGGCGGTGCGATGATGACGGGTCGTCTGAACCGACGTCGGTGGCTACGCTGCGCGAGCTGTGCCGCCAAAAATACAATCGTGGCGAGAAGCGCACCCGTTATGAAAATTTGATGCTTCTTCTTCATTTACTATACACGTAGGATTTTAATTCATCGATGTACTTGTCGAGTCGACCGAGCCTGAATTGAACGAACATCCACAAAAAGAAGAATATAATTTTTATGAGGTGATTTGCTTCGTGTTCGTCGATGTTATATATGGGTCCCATGACACGCCCCATGAACGTTTCGTCTTTATTTTTACCCGTGGCCCAGGATTCAAATTGCGTGAGAGCACACGTGTCATCGTTCGTGGTCCAGTGAAAAAACAAAAACGGAATGAGCAGTGAATAAAACTCCAGGTGGTCAGTCTTGCCTATTAAGGGAGTCATCAAAATAGCGACAAGAAAAAACAGATGGATCACGAATATTATGTTCATCTATTATAACATGAGTGAAGAAAATTTCGAAGATATGTCGACGAGTGTGATGAAACAAAAAGAACTTCAACTTCGCGAAGACAGCTGGAATGAACAGCATGAATCCATACTGAGACAATGGGGTGAGGCGTCTGGGTGTTATAGATACATGAATCACCGCGCGTATTTGATGTATAAAAAATTGAGCATGCGTTTTACGTTGCCTGTCATTGTTCTTTCGACGATCACGGGTACGGCAAACTTTGCACAAGAGCAGTTTCCGGAAAGCATGCGAAGTATGGTGCCGTCCATTATCGGTGGTTTAAACTTGATCGCGGGTCTCGTCGCGACGATCATGCAGTTCTTAAAGATCAACGAGTTGATGGAAAATCATAAGGCAGCCGCACTGTCTTACGGTCTTTTGTCGAGAAACATTCGTTTGCTGCTCGCACTTCCACGCCGCGAGCGTCATTCGGATGGTCTCGATTTTGTAAATGTCTGCAAGGCTGAATACGATCGTCTCATAGAACAATCCCCGTCGATTCCAACAAACATTCTCAATGAATTTGAAAAGGAATACCCATTGGATAACATATTCACAAAACCAGAGATTCTCGACGTGCGCGCGATTCCTAAGCTTCGCTTAAATGACGGGGCTAGGGTTGCCGCGGCCATCACGAAGGGCGGTCCTTTCAGTAGGATTGGTGAAATGATCAAATCGAAAGAAGAGTATAACGAGAAGACGAAAATTTTACAGGGGTTCGACGATGAGGACGAAGAACTCAAATCTGTGGTCTCTGAAGAACCGACAGGCGACGAACAAGATACACCAACAGAATGATCATAGTCACATTAAATAAAGCGATACACACGGCGTATGGTAAAATTTTCCTTCTTAAAGGTTCTACGATACGCTCATGTAGTGCGTTATTTTTCAGCACCATATCTATGGCCTGATTAGTAAGATCGTCAATGGATTCTTTCATTACAATAGTCGGTCAAAAAAAGAACGCGAATAAAACTACGATTCATACGAGACAGCTTAAAGAGCTCGAGAGGCATCTCGCGGCTGGAAAGAACGTCTTCGTATGCGGCGCGTCGGGCGTCGGAAAAAGTCATCTCGTGCGCATGCTCTTGGATGACAATAATTCTATAGAGTTTACACACGATTTGGCGTCTACCAAAAGTGCATTCATGGGTCGAATATATGACTCAAGAAAGCACATTTTCATAGAGGATTACGATTCGTCATATTATCCATATAAAACGATCATCGAAGATGCGTGTGAAAAGAGAAATCCATCACGGGGATCCCTCGTGGTCACGACCACCGCCATGTGTCTTGGATATCCAAATTTCGAAGTGATATTTCTTCCGGCGCCGAAGCTCGAACAATTATTAGAAATCCGAAACGGCCCCGACGCGAAAGAGGCGGCGATTCGATCGGGTGGGAATATTCATAACTATTTGGCATACATGGATAATTCGGATGATAAGGATGTTTTCAAATCACCGAAAGATTTCATACTCGATATTCTCTGCGAAGATAGCGACGTCAAATATTATGAACATCTCGCCGAACATGGGCACATCTGGAACATATTTCAGGAAAATTACCTCGATTCAAAGGGTGTCAACACAGTCGAAGCATCACGTGCATTTTCCGACGCTGATATATACGACGCGAGCATATACACTGGAAATTGGGATTCAATGCGATACTTTGCACTCCACTCAATTTCTATCCCGAAACACGCACTCGGTGAAAATCTTATCCGAGACGCCATTCGCCCGGGTAGTTGTTGGACGAAATACGGAAACTATAAGATGCGAATGCAAAAATTAAGAGGCATTCAACGTAAAACACTGGGTAAATTGGGTGTCGATGAATTATGTCTACTAAAACGTTACGCAGAACGAGGTGACATTCAACCGATGCTCGACTACGACCTTAATCATCAAGATTTTGACGTGATGAACCATCTCGCCATCGCAAGTAAATTAAAACAAAGAGACGTGACACATGTAAAGAAAGCACTGAAAAATGCCACCACCGATCGAAAAGATATTTGAAAACATTCTCACGGGCGGTGGAAAGGAAAAGCTTCTCGAAAGTGAAGAACCGGAGTGCACGAAGACCGTGGGTAACGAACTTCACTTTTACGGTGAAATCACACCCGAAAATACACTCGAATTCGTCGAGGCGTTTCGAAAGCTCGAAGTGCATCTGCTCAAGCAAAAGGCTGATCTCATCGGATATGAACCGGAAATTCGCGTCAACATCATGAGCGAAGGTGGAGACATGTTTTCCGGCTTGACGCTCAAGAATATTCTCGAAAAGTCACGGGTCAAGGTGATCACCATCGCGCAGGGTGCGTGTTGCAGCGCCGCGACATTTGTGTTATTGGGTGGTTCGGAGCGACGCATGGGTGAGAATGCGTACATTCTCATTCACCAACTGAGCACCGAATTTTGGGGTAAATACCGAGATCTCAAAGACGAAACGAAGAGTTGCGACAAATTCATGAAAGCACTCAAGAAGATGTACATGGATAAGACTGCAATTCCCGAAAAGAAGTTTAAGAAGTTGATGAAGAAAGATCTCTTTTTATCGTCTTATAAGTGTCTCAAGTATAAGATCGTGCACGCGATCGACTGACGTCGGAATATCGCTTGAACAATAAGAGCATCACACACACAATGAGGAGTAGGGCCAATGTGTTCGCGTTCAATGAGACGGTCGTGCTTTCTGGAGGCCTAAGTCGCTCGAGTCTACCATAATTCACAACTGGTATCATTACTTAAAATCTATATTTTATTTAGACACATGGAACGTATCATTCGGGAAGATAAAAATGGACGACAACGATTCACCGACATTCGTGTCGAAGATGTGGGGGATGGGACGGCGGACATCGTCAAGGTCACTGGAATCGTTGGTGGCAAGTCCATCGAATCGAGAACGAACGTCAAGACTGGATACGACAAAGCGGTGATGCGCGCGCAGACGATATGGAACAATGAACACATCAAAGTCACACAGGTGCTTCCGATGTTGGCGAACAAATGGGAAGAACGAGAAAAATATATATCCGAACCGTTTTACGTCCAGCCAAAATTGGATGGCGTCCGTCTGTTGGTATCGAATAAGGGGTGCTTTTCCAGAATGGGGAAACCGGTAAAGGGCATCGATCATCTCGGAAAGGGTCTCAGGGATGGTGAATGGTTGGACGGGGAGATGTATGCACCGAACATGGCGTTCGAAGAGATCACGAGTGCGTTCAAAGTGAATCCGACCGCGTTGACATTTCATGTGTTCGATTACTTTGACACAAATCGACTGGATCTTCCATTCGCCGAACGTCAAAAGTACGTGACGGTGGAGACCGTGCTCGTGAAGAAAAAATCTGAGATTCCAAAGTGGCACGACCAATTCGTCGAACGGGGACACGAGGGTATCATGATTCGAGAACCGACGAGCACGTACGAGGTCGGAAAACGAAGTAACTATTTACTCAAATATAAGGAATTTCAGACGGAGGAATACGAAATCGTGGGTGTGAATGAAGGTCACGGACGAGAGAAAGGCACCGTCATATGGCAGTGTCGCACGGGTGATCACGTATTCACAGTAAAACCTGAAGGGACGCTCGAATATAGGGCACAACTGTTCCGTGACGGTCAGAAATACATAGGAAAGATGCTCACGGTTCGGTTCCAGAACCTCACAGCACTCGGTGTACCGAGATTCCCCGTGGGCGTCGCGATTAGAGATTACGAATAATATTTTAATATATAAATGAATAAGATTGCCATCGATATCGACGAAGTCCTCGTTCCCTTTTTGTTTCCAATGGCCAAGCGGCGTGGCCTCAAAATGCCTCGGAAAGAAAAATACCCGTACTTGTATCGAGAAATATTTGAAATTCCCGAGTGGGAGTCTCAGGCGATGGTCCACGAATTTTACGCGAGTCGCGAGTTTAAGGAGTTGAAACCGATCAAGGGCGCGCAGTACGCGATGTCTCGAATGCGACGCGACGCGAAAAAGATGTACATCGTGACGGGACGCCAAGAATCGTCACGAGAGACGACGGAGTGGTGGATCGACACACACTTCCCTGGAATCTTTGATGACGTGATTCTGACGAACAGTTTCACACCGATGGAGGTGAAAAAGGTTGACATTTGTAGATCGCTGGCGATAGACACGATTGTTGACGACAATATACATATTTGTCTCGAATGTATCGGCAGTGGTATGGATGCGTATAATTTTATAGGAGAAGACGTCTATCCGTGGTGCGAAGAAACGGAAATCAGTGTGAAGGGGTGGAAATGAACAAGTCCGTAGGACTTGGGCCCGAAGGGTCTATTTTGGATGGTCAGAAGAGGACTTAGCCACAATGATACGTGCACCCGACGAAGGCCGCCCTATGAACACAGTTCGCCTCGTTGGTTTGTGCACCGGTGGCGTCGAGGAATCGAATCTTGTAGGCCTTCTCCATCTCTTCAGTGTCTTCCCACTGCAACTGCCCGTGCTCATCCAGGTCATTTTGAAGACGCTCGGTCACCGTCTCGTGCGCGACCGCACCGGGGTAGTCCGCATCCACCTTTTGCTCGACGATTTGGTAATAGACCACATTGTAGAGAGACTGTACATTAGCTTCCAAGTTTGACCACTCGGCCGCTGTCTTCTCCTCCTTTGTCGTCTGGATGAACGTGATATTGTAGTCGCTCTGTACATTGGCTTCTAAGTTGGAATACTCGGCATACGTCACCGTGGGTGGTTCAATGTACACTTTGTCCCACGCGTCGGTCTCGGAGACGTTCGCTGTGGTGGTCAACGTGTACTTCACATCGTAGACCACATTACTGGTTTGAGTATACGTCAAAGTGTATGTGTTTTGAACATTCGCCTCGAGATTGGACCACTCTGTGTAGGTCACATCAGATGGCGAAACCGAAACGTTGGACCAATCGTCGTCGGCAGACACGATGGTCGTCACAAACTCGTGTGGTACCGATTTGATGACCGGAACGAGACCCGTGTAGTGGGTCTCGACCACATTCGAACGCTTGATGCGCTGTATGGGCTGGGTCGCCGGATTGAAGTCACAATCCATCGTGATTTTTGCGACCGTGTAGTTCATGAGACCCGCACCATCCTGCTTTTGCCCATACCCGGCGACGTTTGAGCTTGTGATGTAATCCCCAGACTCGAGGGGTCCGTTAATGTCGGTCACCCAAATGGCACCTTCACCGACGGAGTTGATAAACGCTCGAGTATCTCCTTTTTGTTTTTGTACCACACTCACGAATGAACCCTGTACGTATTCACGCGACTCTGGGTCTTCGGAACCAGAGATGACACCGAAACACGCCTTGTCTTTTTCCTTAGTTGAGAGCGACACGAGAGGAAGCGATTGACTGATTTGAATTGCATTTGCACCCGTCGCGAGGTCTTCGTTAATGTCGTAGTACTTGTTCTTATTCGCCGAGACGATGAGACCTTCGAGATTGTCGTACTCCGTGTACGAGACACCGTCGACGAACGACCTGTGCTGTCCAGTGAAATCGATGGCTGCGACATCAGTTCTTCCAAGATACCCCATAGACGAGTTATTATACTGAAATTCAAAGTTTGTACCACTGTTAACACCAAAATGCCACGAGTTAGTGTCACTAGAAGCTCTGAACATTCGTATACCCGCCGAACCGTCACCGACATCTCCCGATTGTTTGATAACAAGTTCACCGGTGCGTGTAGCTGATTCCCCGTTATAAGGTTCACCTATGTATCCCTTCGAAAGTATACAAGTCCCCCTCACATCCAACTCCGCCCTCGGAGCCTCCCCATCCCCCAAACCGATGCCGACCCGCGTCTTGCTGAAATTGACGACGTGGTGTCCCTCGTCGCACCGACCCATATCGTAGAGTCGC